TATTTGGATTAAAATTAGCCACAATAAAATACCATTCATTTCTATCAGTTGGTATTCTTGTATATGTTAAAGCCTGTGCTATATTTACCGAAGGTGATGATAGTGGAATCATTTGATCAAATATATGTGGTGTTCCAGAATCCACCGCCAATCTTGGACTTGTTGAATCCCCTGTGTGTGAGTCATATATTGTTCCATTATCATTAACTACAAGTCTAACAAATCTAGCATGACTTGTATCATTAAACAAAGTTGAATGTGAAGTACCGAATGTAGAACTACAACCTTCATCAACACAATCATCTTCACCAACTGCAAAAGTTTCTAACATAAATCCATAATTACTATTAGTAGCTAATGGAGCTCCATAATTAAAAAGTGTTCCGTTTGATTTTTTATCAATAAATCTAACCCACATTGCTATAGTAAAACCATCAGTTTGATAGTCTTCCAATCCAATTGTATCATTTGTTTCAGATCTAACTATTATAGATTGATTCAATCCTCTAAATTTTAAATATCCTTCAGATACATCTTCGTAATCTATTCTTTGATCTGTTTCATCGGGGTCAATAATTGTATCTCTATCTACCAAATAAGGGTTTAAAGCATTTCTTAACCACTCTATAGATTGGTTTTGATTTGAAGCACCTTCATGACGAATTAATCGTGTTATATAACCAGTGTTAGGACCTAATTTTTCAATATCATATTGATTACTCCAATTATCAGAAGAAGGTCCTAAATTATCACCAATATCCCAAGAAGGATCTACATTTCCGTCACCATCTAAATCAAAATTAGGTGGATTAGATTCAAAAAGTAATCCACTTAATTCTGAAAATACTCTATCTACTCTCTCTTGTCTTGTTTGTATACCTGGTAATAATTCATATATTGTTGTATCTAATACCTCCGTAGCTTTTTCTGAATCTATTTTTGTAATATCTGGGTCTAATGTTATTATTTGACTTAAGTAACTCAAAACAGAATAATCACAATTTGAATCTTGAGCACTACAAGCATTAATAGCTGGAGTTAATACATCCAATGTAAAGGTATCTGTCATTGTTCCACCTTCACCATCTGGACATCCAGAATGTACAGCTGATATAAAAGCTGTATTACCACCTGTACCAGCTCCTGGATAACCAAATATTTGATTTCCATATTCATCTTCACAAGTCATAGATGAATCACAAGGATCTGTAGAAAATCCATTTAGGTTAAATGTCCAATCACTGTCAGCAACCCAATCTCCAGTTGGTTCTGTATAAGTCATATCACCATATTCGTTTTTATTACCTGTTTCGAAACAAGCAGATATTTTATCTATAAATAAATCTATAGGAGCACTTGATTTTTGATAATCCTCTTGATATATTATATTTTTATCATTATCAATATTTTCACCAGTTTCTATGTATCCACTAGGACTTACATATTTTCTCCATTCTTTTGGATCTAATTGAAATAATTGATTATGAAAATAATGTTTAGTAGTTTCGTCTGATGACTTGTCCATGATCATTTTTATAATTTGGTCAATTATATGATCTTTCATTTGGTCTTTAATCCAACTCATTTATTACCTCTTTACTTTAAATTCAAAATTATTATCAAATATTTGTTCTTGTCCATCATTATATTTTAATTTATAAATTATTTTATAAACTCTATCAGGATAAAACCCATCCAACCATTGTGTAAAATAGTTTGATGTTGTATCACAACTCATTGTTGTATATGCACTAAATGGAATTACAAACTCATCTGTTGCAACATCTTTAATTGCGTAAGAACCACTACCTGCTGGTATATAAGAACCAGTTACTGTTTGAACTGATGTTGAAAATGTTTTTTGGATATATCTTTTTCTAGCACCAACTCTAAATTTAACTCTATCACCTTCTTTATAACTTTCTTTTAAACCTTTCATATATAAATAATTATCAGCTGTACCATCTACTGTTAATTCTACTAAACTACCTGTAGCATTATTATCAAAATCAGAATCATTCCACCTAACTTCTAGTTTAGGTGCATAAATTGTATTAGTATTTCTTGAAAAGAATTTTAGTTCACCATATGTTTGTTCATCTGTTTCTTGGCTTCCACTAAACCTTAAAAGTAATCCATTATTAACTCTTCTTTCATCACTACCACTATACCATTGTCCAAATATATTTGAAATATCCAAGTCTATATCAGAAGATGAATAAGAAAAAGTTTGTGTAGATCCATCAGCTGAGCTTGAAAAGTAAGTAACAGATGACGAGTCATTATTAGAACCTGATGTGTTTATCCAATTGTTAGCAGAAGCTCCTGGTTTATTATTTCTATAAATCCAACTAACACCATCCGTTACTTTTGGATTATCAATTGATTTTCCTGAACCTTCATCCCAACTATCTTGTATAGGATATACTTGTAATTTATATTCTGTAGATTGGTCTTTATTACCTTCTGCTTCATACACTTTTAAATACAATGAGGATGAAGTATTGTTATTAGAATCTGGTATTGGTATACTACCATTTGCCATAGATTTTGATATTTCACTTATATCAAATTGTAATAAAACTCTAGTATGATGATTTAAAGAATTATTATGATAAAACTTTTTTAATTCAAGTATTTCATCTTGACCAAAATTTTGATCTTGTTGTGTAACACCTGTAACTAAATTTGAACCACTTGAAATCCAAGCAGTCTTTGTTGGAAAAATAGAATAAATCATTATAGTACCACTCCTCTTATATTTTCATTGGGGAATTTCAATTCAAAAACTGCCGGGTCTACTGATGGTAAAACAACACCTTTAGCTACATAACCACTTCCAGCTGGATTGTAAAAATTTTTAAATGGATATTTCCAGCCATAACCTTCGTTTCCAGTTGCTCCTCCATCTGGATAATCTTTTGTTTGATTATACAAACTTTGTAATCCACTTGGTAAACCATCAATAGATTCATCATACAAATCATTAAAGTTTTGAGTCAATTGAATCCAATTAACAGAACGAACTCCTTCTAAACCCATCAGTTGATATTCTAAATCCGATGTATAAATTGTATCTCTAAACTGCATATTATCTATATCAAAATAATCTGTTATTGTATCAATACACCTTAATTTAACATCTTGTTTATTTGCTGAACGATGGGCAACAACTTCAAAAGCAACTCCAAAATTAATTACCTTACCATCTGTTATGTTAATTTGATCAGTTAACATTCTAAAGTTTTCTAAATATTCTTTAATATTCTGTTTAAGTGGATGTGTAACACCATTTGTATCATATGGTAAATACTCTAAATTTTTATTATTATCATACCCTAAAATATATAAATCTATTGTAGCAAATGCATCTGTTCCTATATTTGATATATGTTGATTAAAAGAAGTTTGAAAAGCTTCTAAACTACCTGATGCATTTGCTAGAGAAGTACCAGTACCAGTTTGTATCCAAGATACTATTTGATCTAAATCTGCAGATGAAAAACCTGCAGTACCATCTACATCTAAATTATTAAACATAGTTGATAATGAGCTACCTATTTCATTAACACCATTTCTTTGAGCATAAACTTTTGCAACATTACCAAGTCTGGGTGGCATACTTAAAACTCTAGCTTCAAAATCTTCTTTGGTTACACATCTATTTTGTGTAGCAAAAAATTGTTTTGCTTTATGTCTGATTTCTTCAACAGATTCTTGATCACTACCTCCAAAAGCAGCATCTTCATTATCTACTGTCAATGGTCTACTTCCTTTTAAATATTTAGCTGCTGTATTTATTTGAGTAACTAATGAGCCAGCAGCTGCATTTGCTGATATACCACCACCAGTCCTATAAGTAACTCTCAATGTTGTATTTCCTGGTGTTTCTCCTAATGTCATTCTTGAATCACCAGATCTTGGATCTAATGATTGTCCTACACCAAAGGTAGCAGGGTCTCCAGGAGTTATTACATGTATATCAGCTGAATCTTGTATAGTAGTATCTAATGTTCCTTCTCCTCTTCGTAACACCCCATTACCAAAAACTAAAGCAGTTTTATTATCATCACCAACTTCAGTTATAAATCTTTTTCCTGTTTTTATATATTTTAATGCGTATGGAACTGCTACACTTACAACTTCTTCAGAACCATAATAACTATAAGCTGATGTTCTTTGTGTGTCATTTTGATAAAAAGTTTCAAGATGCACTTTATCTTGTGCTAAATAATCAACTTCATACCACTTACCACCATTATTAACATCTTCTACTGATATTACTTCAATAACATCCTCATCAGGTAAGGTTAATTTTAAATATTGTTGTGGACTTCCAACTGTAAAATCTTTAGATTTACTTTCACCACTAATAGCTCTTACTTTTCTAGTTAATGTATATTCATTAACAATACCATCATCATCAAATCCAGTTTCTTCAGGTGGTGTTGAAGAGTCCATTGAACTACTTACTGTAAAATCAACAGGTTCTAATGTTTCGAATATTACATTAGAATCATCGGATGATTGTATCTGTAATCCTTTATCAATTACAACAGTATCAGTATAATCTGGTTTTTTATCATTAATATCGTCTGTTGCATCTACAGTTTGTGTTATAGTTAAGTCAACATATGCTGGTATTGTCGGTTTTACTTTATATCCTAGCATTTTAGATATATTAACTATATTTCTTCTTTCTTGTGCTAATGGTAACATCATTTCTTTATATTGTTGATCAATATAATATGATAATACATCACCTACATATGCAGACATTTCTATTAACATCATACCAGGTGATGTTTCATTGAAATCTTTATATGAATTTGGAAAATATGTTTTTGCATATTCAATAAGATTTGCTTTAAATGAATCAAAATCTTTATTTAAATAATTTACATTTGATTCTTTATATTCTCTTTTTCCACTTGGCATTCTTATTCTCCTATTGTGACATTAATCGTATCAAAATAATTTTGACTTTTATTTATTGTAAATGTTAATGATATATTTATTGTATTTTGTCCTATGTCACTATCATCACCCATTGTGACACTTAAATCAACTATTTCAACGAATGGTAACCAAAATTGAAATGATTCAAAAATTTCATTTTCTATATTAGCAATTAAATCGGGTGTCATCTGTTCAAATAAATATTTTTTAAAATTAAATCCAAGAGTAGGTTGCATAAGTCTTTCACCTCTTTCTGTTAATAATAAAGATTTTATATTATTTCTAACAGAATCAAATGTAGTCGTTGTTGATTTAAACCAACCTTCATTTCCATTTGATTTTTGAAGTGGTAAATCTATTCCAATGAAAATTTTTTCATCTCTATCATTTTTTAATTGTTTTTTCTTTGGATTTATTATTGCCATCTATTTAACATCCTTTAAATCACCCTTTAATAAGTGTACTTTTGTTTGTTGTGCTGGAGATCCTCCAACAGGGTTATCTCCTATATAAGCATGACCTTTAGATTGCATTGCACCACCTTGTCCACCAGTTTTACTAAAAGAAACTTTTGGTATTAACACACCCATTTTACCACCTTGTAAAGGACCTGGAGCTACAGTTGCTTGAGCAGCTGGTGAACCCACTGTTGGGATACCAGGTGCTGCCATAACAATTGGTAAAACATCTGCATTATATGGAGCTGATGTAGTCATTGTCTCAACCTCAAGTATAGCTTTCATTTCCGTAACTCTGAATGTTTGTCCTGTAATCCAATCTACTATGGCATCTGCTTGCATTTTAGCAACTTCAGCACAATTACCCTCATTAACTGCATCAACTCCTAAATTTTTTACACAGGCTTGTTCAAGATTATAAGTTAAAGTTCCTTCTTTAGCCATTATCTTTTACCTTTTTTCTCATCCATAGCTTTCATCACAGCTCTATAATCTTTTTTCAAAAAATCCATACCTTCTTGATTTGGATTAACACCCATCTCAGCAGCTAGATTTCCATTAGGATTGTCAGGTGTAGATATATCACTATAAGCTGAAGTTAATACATCACCCATCTTACTCGAATCAAAAGTTTCTCCACCTAATGTTTTCCAATCATCATCTTGTGCTGTTTCATTTAGTATGTCATTTAAAACAGAATTTTTTGTAAACTTTTTATATGTTCTTTTACCTTCAACCACTTTACGTTTTGGTTTAGAAATTTGTTGTGTTGGTTTTTTCAATTCAGTTATTACTTCCTTGATTGCCATAGCAACTTCTTCTCTAACTATTCCTCTTATTAATGTTCTTACATTTGTTTTCTTTTTCATATGACCTCCCTATTCAGGTTTATTTCCGTTATCTTCAATAAAATGATACTGACTATTAAATGGTGCCGTATCAACTTTACTTATTTTATTTTTTAATTGTTGCCATTTTGGTACAAGAGGAGCTCCTGTTGAATCCATAATTGGAATTGGTGCACCTTGACATAATCCATGTTGTGTTTCCAATATACCAATCAATTCTTCCAAAAATAACCTTAATTGTTCTCCTAAAACTAAAGGTTCAGCCGGCTCTTCACCACCCTCTGCCTTTTTAATTCTTGCCTGTCTTCCTAAATAAATATTAGAAGATTCAATAACTGTCTCATTTTCTGAAACAAATTCTAATGTTTTTCCAGCACCAATAACTACATCTTGGATAGACGATAAAAATATACTTTCTTTTTTAGAATTTATAGTAATTTTATCACTGTTTAAAAAGAAATGTGGTTCATTCCATAAATAATTATATAAACCAGTTGATTCTTCAGATTCTGGATCTTTAGAACCTATCATTCTTTTTTGTCCTTCTTCTTTATCTTTTCCTACAGTATCACTTGACAAAACAAACATTGTTTGTTCTGGTTCTCCCTCCTCTACAAACTCAATATCACCTGGAAAATGTTCATGAATAGTTCCATCATCTGAAATCATAACAATTGTTCCGTCTAAATTACTTTCCGTATCATTACCTAGAGACCTACCATTTGATATTATTATATATGGATTCATATCTCTACTACCAATTCTTAAACTATTTCCATGTCTTCCTTCAAAAACCATATCACCATGAGTTTCTATTAATTTTTTTCTTTTATACCTATCTAAAGAATCATCCAAAGGTGTTTTAAAATCTTTTTGTAATCTTTTGATTTGATTAGATGAAGGAAATGTTGAAGATACTCCATATTTATTTAATCCTAATGCACCAGCTACTGATTTAGCTATTCCACCCAATTCACTAGACTTACCTAAATTCATATGATCAACATTCCAATTTGGACTGTTCACTGTATTTACAGGTCCTAAATAATAATTAATTCCTCCAAAAGTACATAATAAAACTTGATCACCTTTTATTGGTGTATCTGTTATACCTCTCAATAAAGGATAATATCTTTTTTTAGTAACATTTTTTAATTTTATTCCTTTATTTGAAACTACATGTGACTTTGCTAGTATACTATTTATATCTCTATCGTTTTTATATGCCGGTGATTCATTGTTTATAACAACATCCATTACTACACCAGGTACAAATTGTAACCAAACAGGTACACTCTGTCTACCACCAAATAAACCTTTGTGGCCTTTTTTTGATGGCATTACTGTCATTGTAGAACTCATTAACTATTACCTCCTTTAAAATCTATAGTTTTATTTTTTATACTTTCAAGTCTACTTTGTTCATTATTTAAATCATCTACAGTTTCTTGAAGTGTTCCCATAAGTTCTTCTTTTTCAGCTTCTGACAATAACATTGTTTCGTCACTAGAACCATCTGATTTTGAAATAATTCTTTGTAATACACCAGCAAGTTTAACAAGATGTTCATCATTCTTAACTGCAGTATCCATATACTCTTTTATAATAGGTGCAACCATAACCACATCATCTATTGTTTGAATGAATCCGTGTATTTCTGATATTAACAAATCAATTTGAGTTTTACGCTTTGTAGTATTCTCATAAATATCTTTTGTTAAATCTTGAAATGTTTTACCTTTAAAAATTTCTTTGTTATCTGACATGGTGTTCTCCTAAATATATCTAATCATATATAAATATAAAGTTTAGTAAAATTGTTGGTAAAAATAAAAAACCCACTAAAAATAAGTGGGTTTTTTTAATTAAAAGAACTTATTAGTTATTGGTGGTATTTTAGATTTGTTAGTAGTATTTTTATAATGTTGTTCTATTATTTTTCTATAATGTTTTTTAAATATATTTACAACTGATGTAATATGTATTGTATTAACATTTGTCATTTCTCTTATTAAGATATAAAGAGCTTTCTTATTAAAATTTTCTATTTCATCTTTACTTTTAAATAATTCTATTATAGCATATGCAACATCAATATCTCTTTTTTTATTAAAAATTGTCAATATATTTTTATCAAAATAAGTAATTACATCTTTAAGTAACTCATTAGCTAATTCTTCACTATCTGTAGATGGGTTTGATACATTTCTCACAACATCTATGTTATCGTGTATTTTCATTTTTTTGTAATTGTTATTATTATGAAGAATTAAATAATTTTTTGCGACAATAGAAAAATAACTAAATGCCTTTGAACCTTTTGTATGGTCATATTTATGCATATTCATTACGAGGAAAGAAACTACTTCTGCTTTTACATCTTCAAATGGATAATCAAAATAAGTAAACTTAAATGTGTTGATTATATTTTCAGCTAGTTTATCAAAAGCTGCATGTATTTCTTTTTGATATATTTTATTTCTTAAATTATAATTTTCTGAATTTGTATTATATCTAATAATAGCATCTTGTACTTCAGGTCCAAAATATAATTTCTTTTTTGGTTTTCTACCTGGTTTTTTCTTTGCCATCAATTTTCTCCTCGTTAGTTTCTGTTTCAAATATATCACTCAATAATAATTGAATGTCTTTTAATTGTTTAAAAAAGAAGCCGACTTCATCATCAGCTTCGAAAGAGCCTTTATTATCTACAAGTTTCATTCTTTCTGTAGAATATTCTATCATTTGTTGCATCTTTACTATAAAATTTTCATATTGATTTATTCTTCTTAAAGCATAAAATAATGCTGTAGTAGAAAATATACTAACTAATATGAATAATATAAAAAATACCCACCACATATTATCTCCTAATTAAAAAGTTCATCGAACTTTGCTTTCATATTTTTAATTTCTTTATCAGAAACATTCTTTTTGGTATTTACTTCACCTTCATCCGAATGTTCTTCCTCACCTTGTAACCAAGTTTGTTTCTCACATATGGTAGATAACCAATCACCAAAGTGAACTATAGAAGCAAGAATATGTCTAGAATCCACATAAGATTTAAAATATGTTTCAGCTGCTGGATCAAATAATCCATCGGCACACAATATAGCTTTATAAACATGTGGATTAACATCAATATGATATTTAGCCAACAACCACAAAGCTCTATCGTGAACTGTCATATAATCTAAATCTTTATTATGAGTATACCATTCATTTAATTTTTTTCTTCTCCAATCATCTGATTGATATTTGTAATATGGTTGTGTTCCATCACCAAGTTTACCCAAGTCATGAAACATTGCTGCCATCACAACATCACAATCTGGATGAATAACTTTAACACCATTCGATTCATATTGCCTTTTAATCTTTAAAGAATTTTTAATCACATGTAATATATGGTCAAGATAACCACCTTTAAAACAATTGTGATAGTTTGGACGACCTGACGCGGGTGCTGTTTTGTACTCATCTTCAAAGTCACTATGTAACTTTAGAATGTTTTCTTTCTGTTCACCTTCGAAATGTTCATCAATAATTGACATTAATTCTTTCCAGTTATTATCCATTTGCTCTTGATTTATCATCTTCCAACTTCTCCTAAATATTTTTCTTTTGCCTGTTCATAAGTTAACCCAAATAACTTATCCCAAAAATGTAATTCTGTTATAACTCTTTTATCAGATTTAAGTTTTTCAAATCTTTTTTCTGCCTTTGGTTTCCACCAATCCATCATAAACTTATTATAATCTACGAAATCCTGCCGTAATTTCAAAGAACTTTTTTCAATTTCTTTTCTTAAAAATTCATTTGTGTTTTCATAGAATGGACAGAAATATACTCCCCGTTGTAATCCTGTTTCGTATTCTTTAGCTTTCATACCACATTCTTTATATACCATTTTATCAATACCTCGTTGTGGTAATTTTTTAAATTGTCCGAATTTAGCTTCAATAGATTTTTTATCTAAATAATTATCCATCCATAAATGGATAATTTCTTTTGGTAATTTAATTGGTATTTTACCAGTTGTTTTACCAGCCTTTTTAAAATTTGGTAATCTACTATATTGTGAATAAGTTCCATATAAAGATGTTGTAGTCATCCCAACCAAAACCTCACCATACTTTTCTTCCCACGCTTTTCTGATGACATCCGATGTAATAAGTAACGACATAAGTTTACCACCTAAAAAATTAAAACCAAATGGTTGTATTGGTATTATAGCTTGTCCAGCAGCTATATGATTTAATCCTTTACCTTTATATCGTTGTTCTCTTGTCCAACCAATACTTAAATCTCTACCACGTAAATCTCCAAAATCTGATGTTACAGTTAATGCTCCAAGATATTTACCAGTTGTTTCATCTACAACTAAAAATTTAATTGACCTTCCTGGACTAGGAACATTTTTAAAACTTGAAGTAAAACGAATGAGGTAACGCCAATCATCCATTTGTTCTCTTGTTTCTACAAGAACAACTTTTGGTTTTAAATTTGAAATATCATTCTCATTCCATAATTTACTTTTTAAAGCACCTATTCTGAATTGTTCACCAGTACAACCTTGTATCTCATGATATTTGTCATAAAATACAACTTCTGATGCATCTTGATTTTTTTTCATATCTATGAAATCAATTACTTTTTGTTTTTCTTTATCAATATTAAAATCTGTTTTTATATCAAAAAAATTATCTACCGATGTCATTTAAATATTTCTCCTTAGCTTGTTCCCATGTCATGTTAAACATATCATTATAGAATAATGTTTCATTTTTTATTCTACCTTGTTCTAACATTTTAGTATATCTTTTAATTGCTTTCTTCTTCCACCACCTATTGATGTATTCATAATCTTCTACAAACTTTTTCTTCATAACCAAATCACTATCATCAATTTCGTTTCGTAAATATTCTAAACCATTGTCGTACATATTGGCAAAGAATACACCTCTTTTAAATCCATGTTCATAATCTTTAACTTTAATTC